CTTATAATGGCTGTATAAATGCAAAATATGAGGAAATATATTATGAACACTACAATGATAATTGACGGATTTGCTATGGCGTTATTTGCTGTAGCTGCCGTACACTTGCCAGAGATTATAGTTTTTCTGGATCAATACATTAATGTTTGGGGAAGATAATGGCTAATTTAAAATATGGCTCAGTATGCTCTGGCGTAGAGGCTGCCACAGTAGCTTGGCATGACTTAGGCTTTGAGCCGCAGTGGTTTAGTGAAGTCGATGCGTTTCCAAGCGCTGTGTTACAGCATCACTACCCAAATGTACCAAATCATGGAGACATGACAAAATTTAAGGAATGGAATAATGACAAAACAATTGACCTTCTCGTTGGCGGGACCCCTTGCCAGAGCTTCAGCGTCGCCGGCCTTAGAAAAGGATTATCGGACCCAAGGGGCAACCTCATGCTCACCTATCTTGCAATGGCTGAGCAACTTAAACCCAGATGGCTTGTCTGGGAAAATGTCCCCGGTGTCCTGTCATCTAACGGAGGACGAGATTTTGCAACCTTCCTCACAGCGATGGGGAAAATCGGGTATGGGTTCGCATACAGAGTGTTGGACGCTCAATACTTCGGAGTTCCACAAAGACGCAGACGTGTGTTCGTTGTCGGATATCTTGGAGACTGGAGACGTGCCGCAAGTGTTTTATTTGAGCCAGAAAGCTTGTCAGGGAATCCTGCGCCGAGCCGAGAAGCGAGGCAAAGAGTTGCCCCAACAGTTAGCACAGGCCCTCCTTTCAGTCGCACAGGAAACTCCAGAGTAGAGGCAGATGCTTTAGTTACAAGCCCTATGGGTTTTGATTCTTATAATACGGCTGTAACTGGAGATGTAACTAAAACAATAGATACAGGCAGTGATTACCATCATGTACCCAATGTTCTTACACAAGCAATCACATATGCACTTCCCGGAAATTGGATTGGCAGAAAACCAGAGAATGGCGGAAATCAGGTAGAACCCTTTGTAGAACTATCGCCATGTCAAACAGCCACAGATGTTCATGCGGTTGCTTACGAACATCACGCGCAAGACAGTCGGGTAAAAGAGCTGCCAGAAGTATGCTCTACTGTGACAGCCAAGTACGGCACTGGTGGTGGTAATATGCCTATAGTAGCCACAAGCTATACTTCTAGTAGCTTTGGCGGATACCATGAAGGCGTTGGCACAGTTCGAGCGTCAGGCGGCGACTTAGGTGGCGGCAGTGAAACTTTAGCTGTAACACCTAAGTCTGGTTCTCATTGGGATGGTGATTTTCCACATCCAACACTCACGCAGTCAGCAAAAGGCTCTGGCGGCATAGGCGCAAGCAATCAAGAGGTGTTTGGTGGTAGGGGTGCAGGTTTAGTAGCTAAATGCCTGACGACTAGGACAGGTCAAGCATACGATGCAGGTACTGAAACACTTCTGCCAATTAAAGCAACAGGTGAAACGACTTTATCTGATGTTACTATGTCTCTTACTGCGTCTTACGGTGCAGGTGGGGCAGATTTAGCCACAAAGCCAATGATATGTACTAGCGCGGTTAGGCGTTTAACCCCAAGAGAATGTGAGCGTTTGCAAGGCTTCCCTGACGATTATACGCAAATATCTTGGCGTGGCAAAGAACCAGAAGATTGCCCCAACGGACATCGATATAAAGCTATGGGCAACTCAATGGCTGTACCAGTAATGAAATGGATTGGTGAGCGCATTAAAATGGTAGAAGAGGAGAAATTATGACATTCTACACAACACTCATTCTAACCTACGTCATTGGCGGCGTAGAGTTAAGCAATGACACAATGTATCGCAGCGCAATGGAGTGCGGCGATGCATTGCCGGCAGCGTACAAACCATACGCACACTTAGATAGCATGGCGCAGTGCATCGAGACAAACTATGTCAGCTCTGCAAAAATCACAACTAAGCCAGTGCTTAGACCGAAAGGATTATCGTTATGAAAACATTAACAAAAGAAAAATTGGAAAGCATAATGGATGATGTTTTTGCTAGGCATGTTAAATCAATACAAAAGCCAAAGCGCACAGTAATGCCACGTCTCGATGACACTGGTAAATTTATATATAATGAGGAACAAAATGATTGAGGAGAACATAAATGGCAATGGGTTCAAAAGAAGTACATCAATACGTCAGGCGTCTGCAAAAGATGAACCGCGAAATAATCAAAGATATGAAGACGCCAGACCCCACACGAAATCGTGGTTACTACCTCTGGTTCATGAAGGAGCAGCAAGCGATACTGGACAACCTCGAACAGCGCCTTACCCTTATGCGACGTACCAAAAAACCAGAGAAGCCATGAAAGGCCAGACGAAGAGCGTGCGATACGAAATAATGTATGCTCATTTACTTTACACGTTTGAGAAAGAACAGATTAGGCGTGGCTTGAGAAATAAAATTAACAAGACTTTCGAGAGGCCACGACAGATCACAGTTAATAAAGCATCACATAAGAACTTTGTGAGTGACAATGATCTGAGGAAGATTAAACCCATACCTCAAAAGAAGTACGACGCTATACTAAAGCATATGAAGAGCAGCAAACGCTACACAACCACTATGATAGCGTTAAGCAGTGGCATTGGCGTATCAGATATAGCTTGGACGCTTAACGTCATGTATCGTCAAAAATTAGTTGATCGTGTTTACGAGAAGACTACACCCATCATAGGTAATGCCGGGGCAAAGTCTCTGCGTTACGTTTACTTTAAGTAAAGATAAATATATCGTGTGGGTAGCTTCATGCCCGTAGCCACCCACACGTCTAAATATGTTTTACACATAATTTATTCAAGCAGTTTATTTAATCTATAAAGCTATTTATTACTTGATTTAATAATTCATCTTCATTGTCAAACTGTTGTGGATATAAACGAGTTGATGTTTTTTTAATTATTGGATCATCGCCCCTAGCCCAATAAATTTTTCTTATATCATATGCCACCAGAGCGTACACATCAGACTTTTTATTATTTCCAATTACAGATGTATGCCAACGATACTGCGTCCCGTTACCTGATTTTCTGCTGGCTGTTTTAACTTGTAGGGTCAGCAATTTACCGCTTGGCGTTTTCAAATATGCATCATCAATTTCGTGTTGAACCAAGATGCATGAAATGCCAGCAAAAGATAATCTTGATAGAGCTAGAAATTCACCAGCTCTACCAATATTATTGCTATGCGTTGAGCCATTCATAAATCTTGTTTGTCTCGCCTGTCCGGTCAACAATTCCATGTGTTCCGCCATTGACGCGGCGTGTGATTTTTAAGATTGTCTCGTCATTCACACCATCGTCTGCAATGTTAAACAACTTGTTTTTCTCAAAGAACCACAATGCTGTATCAAAAGCATAATCTGTGGATACCAAGTCTGGGTCTGTCATTATATCTGGCAGCCCCATGTCAGAGCTGAATGCCCTATAGTTGTTCTTCCCGGTTAACTGCAAGAATCCGCGCCCAATATAAGTTGAGCCATCAGTTTCAGTGTTGTTCCCCATACGCCCGCCGTAAACCTTGTTAGCTAGAGCTGATGGATTGCGCGAGTAACCTTCGCAAGACGCTAAGTCAGGGAAGCGGTTAGGCCACACACGCATCATACTGTCTGCGCTATAATTTAAGTTTTCCCTTGTATGACGCCAGTGACCGCTTTCGTGGCTTGCTTGACCCATCAAATGCGCAGCTCTCTCATTAGATAGCTCGTAATGTTTTGCGATGGCCTTTGCGGTGTTTTTACCAAAATGTCCGTCAGCGCCAACGCCAACTTTCTCTTGGAGCTTTTTCATTGCTTCACTCATTTTGTAATTCCTTGTTTCTTTTCATAACTTCTAAGCCCACCTAACCCAAGCATACCCATCATTACAGTCATAAGTGAACCCATATCAAACTCTGGCAGCTCTGGTATATCAACGCCAGCAGCAGTTACACCAAACACAATCAATGGCTGTAATACAAAGTGATAAGCAAATGCTACACCACATACCCAACCTATGAATGGACGCCATCCACCTTTGAATAGTGAGCCAGATGCAGCTTCAGCTTTGTTTATTTCCAACTGACCCATCAATGCTTGTTGGGCATGGTTATCAGACATGGTGGCTATTTCGTGAGCCAATGCAGCCTTTTGGTCTTTGTCTTCAATTACTTTATCTAATAAGCCAGTAACAGGCCCTATTAAATTACTTACGAGACTCATCATTTTGTTTACCTTTCGCTAATGCGTTAGCACCAAAGAATACGCTCACTATGCCTGCAACAGACACAAAGTAAATGCTTGCCATAGAGCCTAATATCTTGGCGGCTTCTGTTAAACCAAATACATCCGCTAGAATGACTGCAAAGGGGTATAGGAGCATCCCTGACAGGGCGTACCACGTCATTCTGCGTTGTGCATCACGTTGGGCGTCTTCATCCTGCATTCGTAAGCGTCTATCTTCAAGAGCCATACGATCCCATTCGGCTTGATCTATTGACCCGTTGCCATCCACGTCAAACTTTTTAAACTCATCCATATTTTCACCTAATCTGCTAATGGGTTATCCAATGCTCTTTGTAATTTATCCATCAATCTTTCTTCTAGCTCTTTCATTGAGCCACTTTGGGAAACCCTAACACGTTCACGCTGATTTTCAAAGCGTACCTCCGCATCATCTATCATAGACCTTACTTTGTCTTCCGATTCACGCACCATATCTTCAATGCGGTCTGTCTGCTGCTCAATGCGTAATATATCGTCTTTCAGGCCATTCTTGATGTCTCTGGTGTATTCTACGCTTTCTTCTACCTTTTCAGATATGCCAACTATCTTTGCATCCATCACATTCATGTTTTGCTGATATGCTTCTATATCTAACCCTGCTACAGCTTCTATCTTTTGATACAAGACAAAGCCTCCATATAAGCCACCAACGATAGTAGATAGGAAAGCAAATATAGCCATAATAGAACCAGCCGTAAGTTTCATACCACCAGCTTTAATCTGGCGGTCTGCTAATCCATCTATATCACTTGCTATCTTAGTCGTATCCATCAGTTTTCAAAGTCCATCTCATTGCCTTTTTCTTGCAGGCTTTTTAATTGAGCTAATTCATCACGTAGCATTTGTATCTCAAGCCTACGCTGCGTAAGTTCTACTTGGTATAGGTCATCACAGTTTATGCGTGATCTAGGTTTATCTAATGGTATAACTATACGGGCATATACACCAATATCTTTTGCCCTGTCTATTGTGTCAAAGCTAGATAAAACGCCAGTGACGCCATACTCAAGGTTTACTCCGCCACCAACTGCGTTACTGCAATCAAGATTACCAGCGCGAAACCTGTCACTCTGGTAGTTCATTGGTGGATTTGGCAAAGATAAACTAAGATTACTACTTTCAGCTAACGCAGCGCCGCCAATTATGGATAAAATGACTGCATATTTCATTTAGTTTCCTCCATTAATTTTTGAGCATATTCTTGAAGAAATAAGCGTTCTTGTTCCGCGTGACTTAACAACCTTAGATATTGTGCAAACGTACAATGGGTTATTTAAATCTGATCTTCTAATATACACCTCAAAGTCTCTTCTCTCTTTATGGTCAACTTTCATAATTCTATATGTAGAAGAAAATGGTATACTGTTAAAGTCTAAATCAAACAGCTCGATCTGGTAGTATTTAACGTCTTCTCGCTGGTTAAATAAAGATAACTGAACTTTCATCACGCCAGATACATGAGATGGTTTTAGCTTTGGATAGGCTGGCGTCATCTCATGTGCATGAACTATAGACGCCAAGCCTATGAATAATATGGATAATTTATTTAGCAATGCATTCTGCTTGAACTACAGCGGTATATGTACCACCAGTAAAAGGCTTGGAGGCTGCATAAGTTGCAGTTGAAGATGTAGAAAACCAAGTAGAGCCTGCAACAGTTAAGTCAAATACAGTTGTATTGTCGTAAACTATTTTTGCGCTATCATACCCACTCATGCCTGCGTCTGATGTTTTTGATACGCTTGTTGAGCCTGCCCACGTTACATTATCTGATAATGCTGGGGATGAACTGAATGATGTAGGGTGTGTAATGTTTGCTGTATAATAATCAGCAATAGCTACATCAAACCTAACCACTGGCAATACACCACCATCTGATGGGGATGTACTTAGTGTACTTGCTGTAGGGTTTCCATATACCCCAGATTTATCTGTTTGTATCACGCACTTGGCGGCTACATTACCAACTATATCCACACTGCCTGCATAAGCAGGGAATGCACATACTGTAAGCATCATTGTAAAATATTTCATTTTAACCTCACTTGTTATATTGCATGTCTACCATTTTCTCATGCAGAACTTGTTGTGCTAAATTATTTCGTAAACCTTTTTTATTATCAGGTAGGTTTCCATCAACTAATTGAGCTGTATCATTATATATACCACCATTTATGGAAGAATTATAGTACATAGCTAAATCTGTGCTTTGGTTCATAGCAGCTATGATTTCAGACTGACCTTGGGTTCTTAACATAGTCAAAGCATTAGCTGATGCTGTTAAACCCATCTCAAGTCTTGTTTCTTTTTCCTCTTCATCTTCATCAGGTATTATATTGCCTTCCTCGTCATACTCATAATCTAATTCTGTATCTATCGCCGCCAAAACATTATCATCTTCTAGTGCAGCGTAGACTTCAACTTCAGGTATCTTTGGCACTGGCTTTATATAACCGGGGCAGGCGGGGTTAGATTGCTCATCATAACATTCGTCTATCCGGAAGCTATATATAACAACAGGGTTTTCTACGCTGCCCTCGCCTTCAACTTCAATTGACCCATCACCCCATAACACTGATGGTACATTTCTAAATGAAAAACTTCGCACAATTGTATTGCCAGGTACGCCAGACCAATTATCTGTTTTGCGAAACATATAGCCTTCACCATTTGCATTCTTATTGCCTATATGAACTTTCATATCTGCGTCAGTTTCTTTATTGGTGGTGTATCGGTAAACCATACCATTTATATCAACGCCCGGTATGGATGGTAAGATAGAACCCATGCCCCAACTCAGAGAGCTAGAAGCTGCGTTCTTAGTTACACCATACGAATATGGATCACATTGCGAGTAAGAAGGCCAGAGTGCTAATGATAACACCAAACCCCATTTTAGTTTCAACATTTTCATTGAATATCTTTCGCATTGGGTTGTTTTGATCTCTTTGTATTTCTTCTTTAACTGCTTCCATTTCCCAAGCTAATCTAGCTTTATCTCCAACTAAACCATCTTTAGGGCATGGTGTGCCAGCATTTAACATTGCTTCAAATACACGCTCATCTTGGCACATAACAGATACGGCAGCTACCTTCATACCCATATCATACATAGTTTTTGCGTTTTTGAGCTTCTCGCAGTTCATGTCTCGCACAGTTCTGCCGGCAGATATACCAAGTATTTGTGTTTGCACAGCGCCAGCTACACCTACAGTACATAAGTCAGAGTTACTTGCGCTAATTTGGGGAGATATTGCTGATGGTGGTGGACTGTTAATTGTGGTGTCCATAGTCCCGTCAGAAATTACTGTGCTTTCTGATCTAATTACATCATCGTCTTCTGCATAGGCATAGCCGCCAAGAATAAAGAAAAATATAATTATAAGTAAGCGTATCATTTTCGCTCCACTAGCCTGTCTAACTTTTCTTCAATGCGATCAAACTTACT